GGTGATGCTTGAACCGTTAAATGGACTCTGCTAATGGTCCGGTTCGTCCTCGTCCAGCGCGTCATAAATTGATATGAGGCAACCGTCACAGAGTTTAGGGGTGCCGTGGTTCCCATGGCAGCCAGAAACCTCTTTCAGAGCCCCTTTCAGCTTTTCTATCTGCTTGTGTGCGTCTTTTGCGACCTTCTCCCATGTTTTCCCGTGGAGAGAAAGCCCTTCGACTTCGGCGATAAGCCACTTCATGAGGTCACGACGCCCGGCTCCCCCTTTGCCCTCGGTAACCTGCATCCACTCTTTGATGTCAGAGAGAGTGATCGGCTTCAATTCTCTCGGCTCATAAGTAGCTTCTGGTGGACATTCAACACCTATTGCGTAGTGCTTACATGCTCCACGACATATCCCCCCGCACTTGCTCAAATCCATTTTGGTTCTCCTTTCGCTCATTTAACCACTGGCACGACCCGCCGGAGCGGTTCAGCCAGAGGCCGTTAAAACCTCACACCGGAAACCTCTTCGATCACCAGGCCCTTAAACGCCCTGAGCCCGTTCGTCTTCACAAACGCCTTGAGCGGTCCATCATTGACCTTGATAAGATTCGGCACGGCACCGGGATTCTTTTCGCAGAGCTCCAACAGGAAGGGGATCAGCTGCATAACGGTAACCTTGATATCTTTCGCTTGGGTGATATTTCCGGCTGCCGTGCGGATTGTCTTATCAACAACCGGGGCGATATTAACTGGAGCCGCATACACGTTTTCTGCCTTCTCCATAAGGGATTCGGCCTTTTCGTCTTTGCCCTTTTCCATCGCCTTGAGTGCTTGCGCTTCCAGACGTTCGCGCTCTTTCTTGGCAACTTCTTCAGCGGCAATCCGCGCCTTGCGCTCTTCTTCCCTGCGGATCCGGTCCTGTTCCTGGAGATAGGTGTTCATGCTGGTGCGGACGATCCCCATTGCTTCCGTTACTGGTGCCAGTTCGTCATTCTTCTTTTTCAGTACTGCATCATAGTTCGCCTTTGCGGCGATGCGGAGCGGTTCAAAGTATTCCGTGATTTCCTTCTCCAGTGCTTTAAGCCCCTTGCCGAGTTCGCCGGCTGCCGCGTAGGTTTCAGGATTGGAAACGGTCAGGCTTGTGGCCTGCTCGTAAAGGCTTAAACACTTGGCTTCCAGTTCGACTTCCGGGCTTATTGCTATTACTTGCGCTTGAGCGGTCATTTGTTCCTTCATGAATTATTTTATTTTTTTCTGCGTCTCTCTTTGTTGCATGCCGCATGGACATAAGACCCACAATGAAAAACCATTTTTGTTGGATCATCATACTTTTTACACACGAAACACCTACGCCAGTCGGCGTTTCCACACTCTGATTCAGCTCTCAGGCTGGTATGTAGCTGTGTGTGGGCGGAAGTGTTTTCACACACCAAAAGATTTTCAATTCGGTTGTCAGCCTTAATCCCATTGATGTGGTGAACGACGTTTTGAGGATGAAGGTGCCTTCCGTAGTTTTCCTCAACAACGAGGATGTGTTCGTGTACGTACCCATATTTATCAGCCCTCGGATGATCTTCCCGATGGACAAGGACATACCCGCTGGCAGTGACAACCCTTCCACCCTTCCACTTTCCGCACTTCTCACCTTTCCTGCCTCTTACATGATGACCAGTCAGGTAGCGCATTGGCATACCTTTGATTCTGTTGTTTGATTGGTCATTATCTTGTGAGATGGCGGTTTTACCTCCGCATCCACAATGGCAAAAACCGAAAGGCACTATGCTGTTTTCCATGATTCGATCATCCTTTTGTCCCAATAGAAATCGAGCAACTTACGGAACCTGGGCCAACTCTGCTTGTCATTGGCCTTGGTGTATTTGTATGAACCGTCCTGGCGTATCTCAAGAACACGGTGTTCATACTTGGTTCTTGCTCCACTATTTTTAATCCAGAGATTTTCCTGTGCTACCAGCTGCAGAGGGTCAGACAATTGGTTGAAGGCTCGACTTTTAATCTCCACGATCAACTTCCCATCCAAGATAAGGTCCGGTATCCCCGCATACCTTAGAGCCGGGTCACCCATTGGAAGCTCGACAATAAAATCAGACTTGTTGAATCCATAATCTTTGAGCCACTGAGGGAACGCTGTCAGCACCGGACGCAGACTAGGATCAAGAACTGCCACATCGAGAGAATCCGTGCAGTAGAGTTCGACAACCTTATGGACCGCGGAACCATACTGCTTGGCCGCCTCCAGGATATGCTTCGGTATCCCGCTCCAGTCATACAGTGGGTCAATGACTGTTGTTATCCCGGGCACCTTCTGCCCACCTATGCGGTGGGTGTGGGTTTCTTCATCGAATGTGTAGGTTTTGGCTCCCATGTCAGTTTCCCGCGTAAGGGCAATCCAGCATGTGGCCGGTGTTCTTGACGGGGTCCACCATCTCGCCGCAGTTCTTACACTGGATCAGCGTGACTTCTGTTTCTGGCTCGGCTGCCTTTTCCGGTTCGGCTGTGGTGGCAGCTTCCGCCGATTTGATTTCCCCGGCGCCGATTGCCTTGATAGCATCATTGACAAGTGACTTGGGAAGATCAGAGACGCTGTTAATTTTGTAGTGGGCTTTGAAGCTGGCCTCGGACACACCGCCTTGCTTCAGCTTTACATGGAGCATCTTGACTTGGCCTTCCGTCGCCTTGTCTCCATTGTCTGTTGCCGGTGCGGCCTTTGTTTGTGGCTGCTGAACGGACGGTTTGCCTTGGGGCTGTGTAATTTCTCCGGTGGCAACATTTACCGTCTCTCCCTGTACGACAATTTCATCCGATGTGTACGGCATTCCGCCAAGTTCCTCGGGGAATGCCATGCGGAATGCCTGGGCGATGGCAACCTTTTTGATCATGGTTCGTGCCTTGGTTTTCCACATGGTGTTCTTCTGGTCATACTCAGAGAAATAAACCTCGTGATAGAAGGGTTGTGTCCAGTCACGACGATGTATTTCGATGCAGCCCCTCATGTCGTCGCCTTCTCCTTCGGTCCAAGCCTTCCACCCTGTCAGTATGCCGCTACGTTCCGCCCGCTTCAGGTAAACCTCGTATCCAACAATGATGTTGAAGTTTTCGCCGTACTGGATGCCGTAAATCTCGCGGATAAAAGGGTTCAGCTGAAAAGCCTTGCATATCTGGATGAATTGTCGGCGGTGGGTGTCTTTTAGCTTATTCCCGAAGCTGACCAAGTATTCCTCGATAACGGAATCAGGCACGGCTACAGGTGATTGTGCTTCTCTTGCCATAGGGATAATGTTGCTCATTTGTTCTCTCCTTCCCATCTCTGGGTCCATTTCCAAATTGTGCCTATGCTCAGATCGAGCGCATGTGCGATGTTCTTGTAGGATTTGCCTTCGGCTCTCATGGCTAGTATCTCAGCCTTGTAGATAGGAGCCTTGGCCAGCTTCAGATACCAGGACTGGTCTTTCCTTCCGTGGCAGGACAGGCAAAGTGTCTGCAGGTTTTCATGGGTGTTGTTTTTGCGGTTTCTGTCTTTGTGATCCACGGTTATGGGTCTGCCCCACCTGGCCTTGTGCTGCTCGTCGGTCATGCCGCAGGCCACACATGAGTAGTTATCCCGCTCCAGAATCTCTAACCTGATCTTGTTGTTTGAATAATTAGAGGCGGTCGAGAAGCCGTGCTTCTTTTGAAATTCACTTCTGGCTTTCCGCTGCCACTCATTTTTATAGGCTTGCGACATTGCCATTTTTTGTGTACCCTCCTTCCGTGATTTTGTTGTTGGAACTGGCGCTCTGCAAAGCGCCTTTTCTATTTGACTTCTTTGACCTGAATCTTCTTATGCTTTCCCAAAAACCCCGCGTTTATCGCGTCCATCAGGACCAGCGACATAGCCTGAACCGCGTTATCTGCTGTTGAATATCCCGTGTACCAAGGGCCGGTAGTGTATGGGATCGTCACTTCAAACTTCATCCTTCGCTCCTTTCGATTGTCATACTGGAAATGTCATCCCCGAATACCGCATCCATTGACTCCTTGTGGCGGGTTGCGTCAATCGGGTTGCGAAACATCAATTCCGATTCCCGCCCGTCACTCCATTTGGTCTTCAATATCCACTTCATCTTCGGCCTCCTCTTCTTCAAACCCCGGCACCTCATAATCATCCCGCCAATAATCAGGATGTTCCGAGTAGTCCCTATTCTGTTGTGCTCGCTGTAGCGTCCTCTCGTTGTTGCAGCCCATCGAGTACCCCCAATTGGAGTCGTGATATGCTAACCTGCACCGCGTTTGCCCTGCATCGTGCGTGGGCGTTGCCGAATTGAAGTATCCTGGCAATCTGCGCGGAGGATTCGCCAGCGGCGCAGAGGTTGAGAACCAGCGCCCTGTTCGCCATGATGATGCGGTCTGTTGCGGTAATCCTTCGCTCCACCTTGATTCGCTGATATTTACCCGGAAACGGCATTGCTTGTTTAAACGGGTCATCAATCCATTTGCCGCAGTTCCAACAACTCATGCCCGATGTGAACGATGCTTCCCCGTACTGGCCGTCAATTGTGCTTTCCCTGCTAAATACCCTCTGCTGGTGACTCATTTGTTCATTGCATTTTGGACACTGCATGACTGCCCCCTAGTTCCCGAAAAAATAGAGAATAAATGTTAGCATCATGATAAGAACCACCACCCTTGCCATTCCCTCCGCTATTGCGTCATTTAATTGGCCCTTGTTCATGCGATCACCAAGTACATGAGGGTTAGCCATGCGGCAGTGGCGGCGATGTGTTGAATGAGTTTCATACTCCCTCCCCTGCTTCGCTAAAGAATTATTCAGCCAAAATAGCCCTGATCCTTTTCGCCTGATCAGGGGTGAGTATTTTGCCGGTAAGGTATAATTTAAATTTAGTGTCTGAGTGCCCATAGACTTGAGCAAAGACTGAATGTCCGTGATTGCCGCTGAGTTCATCGAAAATTGTTTGAAGTTCCTCCATGCAATCCACCAGTTCATTTGTGCCGGGTTCTCCGTCTACCGTGACAAGTATGTCCCTAAAAATTCTGTTGCTCATACTCCCTCCATTTGGTAGCCATACGTCCGGCTGTCTGATACCGCGTCATGTGAGATAAACCGACAATTTACCGATATACCGTTGCGGCGTAGCTCCGTGATTGCCGCTGAGACAGCCTGAGTGCCCGTAAGGATGGATATCTCTTGTGTGGTGTACTCTGCACCTGTGGAAAGTAGCCTGTGGAGTTTCTGGAGGCGTTTGGAACTAGACAACTTAGCGTAGTGTATGGTTCCCATTTTCCCCCCTAACTTTCGGCATTAAATCCGATTGAAAATCCAGCGATGAGTGAGCAAACTACAACTCCAACCATCGAAACGTAGTGGCCTTGTATTGCTCCCGGCACATTTATGCCGATACACGCCAATTGAACTAGTGAAAGAAATATTTTCATTTTTTCCCCCTGAATCGTGGTTCCATAATTGCGTTGTATTCGTCTTGACTGAGTGACGCCAGAAACGCGGCGTCTATCTGAACCTCTTTCTTCTGCGTCATACGCTGGAATAGGTCGTTAAGCATTTGCTCGATTACTTTGAAATCTTCTTCATCTAGAGTCATGGCTCAACACGGTTTAATGCCAGCCATGATAGACATGTTTGGTATGCCATCCACCGAAGTTGGCTCTTCATATCCCCGATGTTTGGGAACTCGCCGGGGTTGTTCCAGAAATCAGCAGCCCAATCTTCTACCGTCCTAATGTGGCATCCCAATCGTATCCACTCTTTCCCGTCCTCTCCGATAATTGGCATACAGATGTATTTGTATAGTCCGGTAAAAGCAGATGTAGATTTGATTTTTATATCCCCATAGTCGGCATCGCACAGGTTGGCACCGCACAGGTTGGCACCGCACAGGTTGGCACCGCGCAGGTTGGCATCGCGCAGGTCGGCACCGCACAGGTTGGCATCGCACAGGTTGGCACCGCACAGGTTGGCACCGCACAGGTTGGCACCGCGCAGGTCGGCATCGCACAGGTTGGCATCGCGCAGGTTGGCACCGCACAGGTTGGCACCGCGCAGGTCGGGGACTCTTTCTAAACCAGCATTTTTTACATAAGTCAGTACCAGTTCACGTAATGGCATATCCCCCTCGGTGATAACTTCCCCACTAAATCTGTTCAATATTTGTGTCATATCATCCTCTTTAGTTAAGTTATTGGGGCGGAATGTAATTATGCCGCCAAAAGCGCGAGGGTCATGGCTTTACAAAAACCTGCTTGCGGGTTACGGTAAAATGTTCACATTGTTGACATGGTGTTATGTGTTTTTCGTCACCGGAGTAATCAAGGCAATCCAACCGGCTGATACACCTACCCCCTTGTTCCGGACATCTCACCATTTCGGGCGTTTTATTTTCAATTGTGATTGCGGCACCATCACTAATAAGGTTTGAAGCAACCATCCGATTATAAGACTTGCCGTTTTTCCCTTCTTTAATTTGCAAACCAGCAATTTGAATCATTTGACTAACTCTCTTTGAGGTCTGGTTGTAAAACCCAAGCATCAATGAGGCTTTAGCGTCTGATATTGTTCCCTTCATCACCTCTTGTGCCAATGTCCTTATTTCCATTATTTCTTGTTCAATTAAACCCATGATCCAAATCCCCCCCTCTTTTTGAGGTCCATTTCCAATTGAACCACCCGTTGCATTGTCAAAAAACGATCTTTGAGTTCTTGCTTTTTGAAAAAATGAGTACTCCACATTCTGACACCACAACAGCTCTTGCCGTAATAAACGTAAATATCAAAGGTTAGATGCCATCTTCCGGTGTTGTGTTTTTTTAGCTTCGACCACAGCCTTTCGGCCTCGTCGTGGAACAAAACTTTTTTCCGTTTCATGTAAGCCCTAAACCACCACCGCATCGTTTCGCTTTTGTTGTCACTCTGGCTAAGTTTCTTGTGTAGCGGAACATAGGTCATGGCTTTCCCTTCGGCTCGATCCCCAAAAAAACCCTGTCGCACTCTTCCGCCGAAAACCTAAACTGCTTCCCCGCCTTACCAGCGCGGAGTGTTCCATTCTTCAACATCTTCCGTACTGTGTCGGCATGGACTCCATAACGGGCGCAAACTTCCTTTGTGCTGTACACTTGAGTATTCACTTGCATTGCAATCACCTCCTTAACGTGATACGTTTTGATGTGTTTTGGCTTGTTCCTGCTTGGTGGATACCGTTATAAATCACTGAGTGAATATTGTCAATCACTTTTTTGCAATTTATTTTTCACGGAGTGATTTAATGGAAACTGGTGATAAAATTATAGCGATACGAAAGGCCGCTAAATTGAATCAGAAGGATTTTGCAAGACCGCTCGGAGTGGGTGCTTCCTACATTTCGGAGATTGAAAACGGCAATAAGGAACCATCGAACACATTGGTTTCTTTGTTGCGGGCGCACTATTCGATTAGTGGTATTTGGTGGGAAACCGGCGAAGGGGAAATATTCGCGGATACTGAAAAAGAAAAAGCTGAGTTGCACCCCGAAGACCAGGAACTACTCAGCTTAATTCATCAGTTGGACGGGCGCAGATTGTCGCTGTTTAAGGCTGACCTTTACAAACGATTGGCAGAGCAGTTGGAGTCGGATTACGAAAAGGAATAGGCCCACTAATGATTGCCATCACCATCAGGACGGTTGTCGCGTCTGGTAGCTTTTGCAATAAAACACGCTTGATACGGTTTAACTTGATCTGGTCTTCCATACAACACCTCTCACAGTTTTGGTAGATCGCTGAAACATTTTTTTGACACACTCAAATTTAATGAACAACGATTTTAATGTATACTCAATCTAACACGCACCAAGGACACAAAGTGTCACACACCAAAAAAAGGGAGGAATTATGAAACGAATCATATTAGTTATGGCTTTGGTATCAATGGCATCAATCGCGTATGCGGATCAATTTGTGGAGGGCTACACCCGTAAAGACGGAACCTATGTCGCCCCACACTACCGCTCAACCCCTGACAACTCCTACAACAACAATTACAACACACAGGGCAATTACAACCCCTATTCCGGCAATAAGGGAACCAACCGCCCCACTTACAATGATAAGACGCCGGAGAGAAATCAATCAGCAACGCCAAATATCGACTATTACGGCAAGACCGGATACAAGCCACTCTTCAAATGAGCATCGAGAAACACCCCACAAGAGAAGGATGGTATTACGTCAAATACTATCCACAGGGGCGCAACCATCCCCCACAGCGACGCAGGGTAGAAGGATTTGACGCGGCCTATCAGCTCGACCAAGCTATCAAACAGCGCAAGCTCAAGGCCGAGCCAGTGACACATCCCCGCTTGGAAATGATCGCGGAAGGGTATCTAGAGTGGGCAAAGAAGAACCTGGCCGGCGCGACATATCAGACACGGGAACGGAGGATGCGAAATTACATCCTCCCCTTCTTCGGTTCTTATCGCGTCTGTGATCTCAATCAGCAACTACTTGACCGCTACGCCGCCACCGTTGCCAACTGCACCTACCACACGGACCTGAACGCACTGCTGGCGCTCACAACATGGATGCGGAAACGCGACTACTGTGACCCGCTGCACTTCAAACCAGAGCGCCCGCGGATGAACCCACGCAAACAGGTATTCCCGACCTTCGAACGCATCATTGACGCCATCGAATCAATGGACAAGCCGGTACATCGCGTTATGTTTTACATGATGCTATTTTCCGCCCTGCGGTGGAATGAAATCAGAAATGTCAGATGGGAAAACGTGTCTATCAAGGATGGAGTGTATAAGCTGGCAGAAACTGATATCGAGGACGTGTTACCGATCCCCGCGCCTGTCCTCCCATGGCTGAAAGAGAACCAAAAGGAAAGCGGCCCGGTGTTCGAGGGGAGAACCAAAGGCCAGCCGTACACGTACCTGTGGAAGATATGGAAACAGGCGGGGGAACACATCGGCCTGCGGATCTCGTCGCACACATTCAGGAGATGCGCTGCGAATCACCTGTACAAGATGACCGGCGATATACATTTAGTTCAGCGACTGTTGAGGCATAAGAAAGTACAGACCACCCTCCGCTATATCGAACACTCCCAGGAAGCCCATGAGCGCGGATTAAATATGCTCGTCGACTTCGCCAACAAGTCCGGCAAGATGAGAAAAGTTGTCCAGTGAGTCAATTTTTAATGTGGGTTAAGTAGCTGAAAATAGATAGGAAAATGAAACGTGTTCATTTACTGCCTTGAAATTGCCATGCCCATGAATACTACGTTTGAGAGCAATTTCGTGACTACCATTGACTACGGCAAAAAGAAGCCCGGCAGCGAAGGAGAGGCGCATACCGGGCGATTGCAAGGGGAATTATTTAAGGTTAGTATGTAAAGGTGAATCCCATTGAAAACGGGCGGCGGGTCACCACCGATGGGGTGGCCGGGGCCACATAATCCAGCGCCCCAATATACGTGCCGCCGAAGCCAGACGTATCCAGCGCGGCGTTTTGCGGGGCAAACGATGTGTTGTATTGGGGATCAACGGCGAGTGCGTTTGAAGTGATGCTGATATCTGCATCCGTGTAGGTTGCCGCTGTTGTGGGCAATTCGGGTACAAACACACCAGCTTTGATACTATTAGCGCCGTCCGCTAACGATACCTCGGAATCAAATATAATAAATACTGATGTTGCATCAGGTGCCACCCACACACCCGTTGTGACCATTGGAATTATGGTCAGTGTGTCAGTTGTGTTTGCTTTCACCATTGCATATTGGCCTGCACCTGTACCGCTCACTATTTTAACCGTCTGAGACATCAACTGATTAGCTGTCCATCCAGCACCGGATTTTACAAGCGTTCCATAGGTGGTGATTGCGCCGGTACTACCATTGATTACGGATGCAACACCCCCTGTTGCTGTTCCCTGGTGTATGACTAGATTTTGTGCTGAACCGCCTTCCCAGGAAAGATTATACGCGGCATCTGTTCCCGGTGTCCCAGAGACAACCAGTTCCAGACTTTTACCCACCGACATGGGGAGAGGGTACGATGGGTCGAAAAGGTAAACTCCTGCGCAGCTGCGGCTGTTGGTGTTGTATTCGGCTCCAGATTTAACAAATGTTGCCTGTTTAACATTCGTTGGTGTCGTTGTGTTGCCGTAGTCGTTGTTAAAATCCAGCCTTGCCAGGGCCATGCTAGTTACATTCGTTGCATTATCAGCGGGGCGATAAATCCCCTGTTTGGAATTGGTGCAGTTGTTGTTATAGATTTTGAGTCGAGTGCCGAGGACAACAGTGGTTTCGCCATCGTTAAAATTGATCGTTCTGACACTGGAATCAAACGTATTGTTTGCTATTTCTACGTTGTCGATCCAATGAGCGCCATTGTATCCGAGAGTCCAGCCACCCCCCATATCTGCCGCATCACTGTCTGATATAATATTTCTAGCAAATTGGTATCCGGTTAAATACCCGTTGATGGAACGATGAACCGCGCCATGGTGCCAGATTTTGCTAAATACATTATCTGTCACGACCATGTAATTACCGATTCTGACAACCCTGTTTCCGTAGGACATATTATTATAGCGGTAGTATGCGGCACCAGTAACAATTCCCTCGTTCATGAATCCGCCAGAATCATACGATGCGGTGTACCCGGATAGTGTGTTGTATTCGAAATACGCTGGGTGGGTTCTCAGAGGGATGAAATTATCAAACTCGATAAATCCGGTGTTATAGCGCACATAAATTGTGTCGGATTGCGTACCTCCCGTATCGGCAAATAACCGAGAGTAAGAATCTAGTGTGTTATTTGAAAAACTGACAAACGGTGATGTTTGCACATGGATCAGGCTACCGTAGTTTGACGTGCTAAACCGACAATGCCGGAACGTGTTACCCGTTACTGGAACCACATTAGCCGAATTCCCAGTACAGGTATCTAACGTGACGGGACGGGTACAGTATTCAAATGTGTTTCCCGTTATTTCCACCCTACGATCCGAGTCCAGTCCAGGTGAGTATTTGTATTTAGCGTAAATGCCCGTACCACTCGCCATCGTTGACTGTGACGTTTGACTCCCCATATATCGGATAGTGCAATTTTTTATAGATACAGATGAACCCACAGTATTTGCAGAGCTGGAGATGCTAGCGCTAAACCAGTTGGCATATTTGTAGCTGTAGGTGGTTGTATGTGTAGTGAAAACACTTTTATTTACCCTGTAATAAATAATCCCCTTTGCGTGGTCAACATAGTAGTCACCATAGTTGGCAATGGCGGCATAGCTAGCTACGTGATTGGTGAGAACATTCGATGAATTCACAACAAAACTGGTATCTCCAAAACTGCCGATACCGTTGTTTGCGGCGTTTGAGATAGGGCCAGGGTCTAAATTAGTGCCGAATTTTATTTTCATGATGCAAATTGTTGGCGTGGCTGTGTCATAAACTATAGTTGACCCGTTAGCCGACTGACTGGTCACCGCGTTATCCCACTTGACCTTTGCAGCCGGTATGCTGATCGTCACACCATCAGCGATGATGTGGCCGTTATTTGATACTGTACTACCGTTATCGGCGGCAAGATCCAACAGGATTGAACTCCCAGCCGCAGGGGTAAACTTGGCATATTGGTTTACACGTATGCAGGTGTTGTTAGTTAAATCAAAACCCCGCAACGTGAGGGTCACACCAGTGGCGACAGTCAACACTCCATATGTAGTCGAATTAGTGGCCTGGATCGTAACAGCATGGCCGACAACGGCGGCATTGCTGCCAACAGTGGTATTTTCATCCACAACAACAGTATGCCCCGTGGCGATTACAGCGGTATCACCTGCTCCGGGTTTGACCCCGCCTGTCCATGTCGTTGTTGCCGACCAGTTGCCGGATTGTGCTGATGTGATTGCTGCCGCCCATACCTGCATAGGCAAAAGGCAGAGTAGCGTTAAAAATAAGAGTATTTTCCTCATGCCGCCCCCTATCGCAACACTATCAGTTCATCAATATCCGCTTTGATAAGAATGTAATTGGTCAAGTCGCTGCCGAGATAGACTTTCGTGTCTTGGTCGGCCTGTACCTTGATAACCTTTGTCAGCACGCTATTGTATGAAATAGCGGTACTTTTAGTCAGGTAGTGGTTTGACGTTTCATCCCACACAAACGCCTGCGCCGATTGCGGAAACTGCGCCATCACCGGTTTCATTTTGGCAATACGGAGGTTAGGTGTAGCCGTTGTAGCACTTGACGCAATAGAGAACGTAAACGTGCTTGTGTCGGCAAATGCCAGTGTGGGGAGTAGTATTAGAATCAGTATTAGTTTTTTCATAATCACCTCAAAGGAACTGTATTACCATCAGCCTGCACCGATGGATTAGTCTGCACTGTTTTCGGCTGCTCAATCTGAACTTTGTTGTAATCGCCGTGAAAGTTGCAATTCACTGTACTACAACCGGCGCAAATGGTAAATATTGCGATTAAGTATATTTTCATGGAGCCTCCAAAATTACTGGCTTGCTACGGACTGCCGAGCTTCGGCCAAAATCCCGCACTCCACGGAATAGCCACCATGCGCGGATCGGTGCAACGCACTTTTTCCACCCTTGCGCGTCCTCAATGTAAATCCGCCTAAATTCCTTGTCTGCGGCTTTTCTCCATTTCAGGGATAGTAAACCATCCTTCATCAAACGATAAAGGCAATCGTGCAATAAGCTCGGCCGAATCATGCTTTTTGTATCCACTGCTGGACCGCTGGCACCATCCCACGAAAAGCCCTTGTCGATTATCAAAACTCCATCTGTGCTGAGTATTGCGTAATCAGTGGCAATGTGCTTCATGGGGCGAATTGCGGTCTGGATAACATAAGCTTCCGCAAGCCGATATTTGTAATTGACCTCGATGTACTTTACTTTCCCGTTCACGCTTCCTCCCTGTGCTTTCGACACACCGCCTGCCAGATAATCAGCCCGCCCACCTTCGCCGCTTTCTGGTGGAGCGCCTTTTCTCCGCATATCCGGCATTTCAATATGAATGAGTTACCGGCCATTTTTAGCCGTCCACGTTTCGCAGGTACCCCATGAATCACGGATAGCCCATGTCAAAGCGCATCCCCTGTTAGTCTGGTTCCAGAATCGGCAATCTTTGCAGGTCATATCATCCCCTATCTTCTGGTTTTACTTTCGTATGCAATTACAGACCGCTGGACATTTCCTTTTACCCTTCGTGCCCATACGCTCAAATATCTTTCTTTGTTGGAGTTTGCGTCTACTATTTGCACGTATCGGTTGTGGATAAGCCCTATCATGTGGACATACAAAAGTTCCTGATTGACACTGTTCAGTCGAGCAACTGTAGCTTTGCCGATATTCCCATCAACAGCGATTCGCTTTGCGGGGTAGCCAGCGTAATTAATAGCCCGTTGGAGTATCCTGGCAGCGGTTCCCTGCCCCAAATTGACAGCGGCGTCAAAATAGTCATTGGCGATAATCTGGCTCTTCCATTCTCCACACCGAGAAGCCCCCCAAAAGTCACGGCTGTATATTACAGACGCTCTTTCCAGTGTCAGATTTCGGATGTCTTCTTTCGGATACGACGCAGCGGCAATGCCGTATTTTGTCCCTTTCAGAACTCCATTTGCATAGTTGCCTGAATCGTTGGGATCTCTTTGAAAACCGCCCTCGTGTCCAAATGTGTTTATAAGTGCTGGCTTAATATCGGCGGCATGGCAGATATTTGACATTAAAAGAATGGCGATTATTGCGTATATCATTTATTCCTCTCTGCATAATCCTTCTGTGGGCATTCATTACACGCAAACGTGATTAGCACGTAGCCATACACCGGACATTTCTTTAGTGGAGTCGTCATGATTAAATCCCCGCCCTTTCGAGTTTTTTATTAAGCGCCTCCACCCATGCAGCGGGGGTTTTGGCGTTTGGGAATAATTTTATGAATTGGTCGATTTTGATCATGCTCACCCTCACCACTCTTTACTGGATAGGAAATGTAATCGTCCCAAAAACCCCGGTCAGATCGGTTTCATTAGTATATGCAGTGGTAAAGGAAGGGTCTTTGTAAAACCGTATCGTAGTACCGGCTTGGGTTGCAAAAGCCACTCCCGATTGGGTAGCCCCGCCATTCCGAATGAATACATGGCTATAAAAGCTGTCAGCTTGGGACTCAACCGTATAGCCCCCTGGCACTTTGAGAGTTAGATACGTGGGGGCATTGGAAACGGTTGTAGTAAATATGGAGAAGGTCAGCGTCATAACTTTCCCCGAAACCGTGTAACGGATATGTTTCTGGTCTCCCGATGCCACCGTCCAGTGATTACCAGTGCTAGCACTAAAATTTGCTGCATCAAAGGCGAAGTTGCTCCACACAGGCTCTAACTGGTAGTTTCGGATTGAGGCACCATTTGCGCTGTAGTTTGCTAGATTGCTAAAGTCACCACTCTTCACGTAGATTGAAGGGCCATCAGCGTATATGTTGTATAGCAGGGAGGACACAGCCATCATGTTTCCTGAAACTTGCCAGTACATGCTGCCCGTTACAGCGCCCCCTTTGAGTAGCTTAATCGCCGCCGTAGTGGGTCCAGGGTTAACCCCCGTGCCATCCTCTGGATTTATGAGCCCGTCTGAATTTTGAGTAAAACTGTTCCCCGTTACTGTGCCTCGGGACATTATCGAAGACACTGTGCCGTAATGACCCACGACAATGGACGCTTTGCCGATTCCGCTACTATCCTCAACGGTACCGCCTCCACTAAACGAGTTGCCGACAATGGTATTGTTGAAGTCGATCGTGCCTGTGCCTGTGGACATGGACGCGATATGGAAAAATCTATTAGCGTCGAACTCCACCCCTGTCACCCGTGTCCGACTTGAGTTTTTTGCAAAAACAATCCCTTTGGCGTTGTACTCAATTTTCCCGCCCCTGATGCTTACGCCGCCGCCACCGTCCACAAAATACATGGCAGCGCCCGTCGATAGGGTGTCCCCGATGTAACTTACATTGGTATTTTGTATGTAGTTTCCGTCATAGTCAGAATCCCCTGAAACCTCGGAGTAAACGCCCTGCTCCGAGGCATTTGAAATATTATTGCCGGTCGCTTTTATGAGCCCCGCATACCTCGCACTGATGCCCCTCTGGCCCCCGAAAACCGCAACACGCTCTATATTGTGGTTGGGGTAGGTGTCGGTCCCTGATGTGTTACCCAGGGCAATACCGTATCCGTTCCCGCCGTTTGCCATCAATATACCGACATCGTAAACATGCGAGTTTTTCGACTGCCGCATATTGATTACAGGCGTATCGGCGGCCCATCCCGCAGCGGGAACGATCACGGTCCCGGCGTAGGCGCTCGCCGCCTCACCGCCACCGTAGGGGGTGCCGGCAGGAACGCCTCGAATGGTATAATTATTCTTGCCTGATCCGTCGATAGATGACGCAATCCCGTATCGGCCTTGCGCCAACACTGTCCCGACGTGGGCACTGCTTCCAGAAACAGCGGCGATAGCCTTCGTCCAGGCTCCAGACATATCTGTCGTTCCGGGAGTTGTGTTGACCGCGAACCACTCAGGCCGCGCCTCCTTCAGGCCGGTCAATGCACCTGATCCCGTGAAGGTGACATATCCACCAGGGGAAAACTCTATCGCCCTGTCAGACGGCCATGATATTGCGCTGGTAACGACAATAGGGGCTGTGACTCGCACTGTCCCGCCTGCCGCGTCTGCTGACGTTACAGATGCTAACAGTTCCGCGTAGGTAGATACCTCGATAAAAGTTGAGAGCGCGTCCCGTAGCTGCACATCCTCCCATAGGAATTTCTGAACCCCTGCAGAATTAGTGATCTTCACGTCGTATAAACCATCCCCGTAAACCATCGCCGTACCGTCTGCGGATAACGTATAGGGATTGGCGGCGGGAGTGGTCTTATTCCGGTCCGCGTAAATCGCCTTGTAGGTCGTGGTCCCCGGCACATAGAAATATGCCTTCCCACCGGCAAGGGTAACGCCCCCGGCACGTTGGGACACTAACAGCGCGTCAAATACTTGACCCTTGCTGGCTGCGGTAGCGTCGCCGCACGCGGTCAGTGTAAACAGTACGAGTAAAAGTATCAGTCGGTTAAACATGTTGCCCCCTATCATCATCATTGCGTCTGTGGTTAGCATGGCGTTCATCACACCGTGTCTCAATTTTAGTTATCTGGTTTGACGTGGTAAGTGCTAAACTCTCCATCCCGTCAGCCAGCCTGCCTAGTTTGCCCTCCATACCGTCCATGCGCTGGTTCATCTGCTTGGCAAGATACATGGCCACCCATCGACCACCGGCCACCAACATGCCACCGAGCGTGATTACTGCGCCCGCAAGTAACTTGATAGCGGCTGTGATAATGTCCGGTTGTACTATCATCTCCATTGCGGGCGCGGGCATCAGCAGGACTTCTTCCCGCCCTTTTTGACAGGCGGCTTTGGTTTTGCGCTGCTCATCGGCTTCATAATCCCTTTTCTGCTCATCATGGCCTCGTTCCTTTCTTGTGCGTGATGTGATGCGGTGGTACTCTTTGTAAATGTGGTCAAAAGGAATAATGGAACAATTATTGATGTTGCTCATCTTGGGTATATTCTTGTGCCTGCTTACCTATGGCTGCGGGTTTACTGACCTTTCCTACCCTTGATCCTTCTCCTTGCTGCGGCTATTTCTCTCGGCGTCATCCCCGATTGTTTCATGGCGCTTGGGTCATACACCCCGCCCCGTTCCCCTGCTATAAATGTCCGTGACGACGGCAATTGTTTCTGACGGTTCGGAAGAAGACCGGCAACCGGACGCTCCATATCCACTGTTGCCGGCTGGCGTTGCGGTCTGAAATCCTGAGTACGGACAGGGGGGATATATTCACCCTCTATAGCGGGCCTTACTGCCGGGAGATTTGATGCATCACCCTTGATCGCCCCGTACTCTTCTTGTAGCTTCGGCACTGCCCCCGCCTTCCTCAATTCATCAAGTTTGGACTGTAAAGTCGCTTTTATTGCTCCGAGCCTGTTGTTAAGTTCAGCCTTCGGAACTGCTCGACCTCTCGCCTTGTGCATAGCAATGGCAAGATTGGCTTTAATGGCGGGAGTATCAATAAGCCCTACCAGTGCGCCCACAATGGCCCCTTTTGGCCCACCCATCGCCCCTGTCGCCATTTTTATTGGTACACCTATGCCTACCATGTCCCGGTTCTCTATGCGGTTTACGGCCTTAAACAACACCTTTTCCAGATTGATAAGGGTGGAGTCTTTCGCGTTCAGTTCGGCAAGTTCTGGTATCTGGTTGACAATCTCTTCCTTGGCGCCTCTGGCCATGGCTTTCTTTGCTTCGACCTCAAACCCTTTCAGTTCACCGTATGCATTTTTAAGTTGCTTATATGTGTTGACCTTCATGGTCTGTGCAACGTCTACCGGTATCTGCCCGTTTACCACTGAGGGGTGGTCGCGTAATGAAGCGGCAAAGTCGTCGATCTTGGCAAGTACGTTGTTGTTGTCACCAAAGGAGTCAATCGCCCGCTGTTTCACATCATCCAAACGGCTAACGATATCCTCCACGTTAATCATCTTGCCGCCTTGCGTGGATTCTTTTATCTTCTGCCCGATCTGGCTGTTAAGGTCGTTGATGTTGTCGTACAGTCTGCCGAGTCCCTTCTTGTTGGGAACATATCCGCCTTCAAGACCTGCCTTGACGTTGGCGGCTCTCTGTGCCATCGGTATGACGGTACTCTGCTTGATTGAACTGGCGTAAAGCTTCTCAGGGGTAAGCCCGACTTTCTCCACTCCTGCTGATGCAAGGTCGCGCAGAGACTTTTTAGCTGCCATACCCCCGAACGCCATTAGCCCCGAGCCGAGCGCATCGTTTTCCCACGCTTCACGGGCGGCGGGCATATCCATATTCCCTTTTGCCAGGTCAACAAGCCCCGTGGGTGCCAGCATCCCCTTGACGTTCTCCCCCACAAAGCGCCCCACGCTCCCCTGTTCTGGACTCGTAGCGGCACTGTACGCCCCTTTTGCCAGTTCCGGCATGGCGTAGGCTAGGTTAGTAAGTGACTTGTCGGGATTATTGATAACGCGGTTGATACCGGACAGCATCGCCCCGCCCGTGGTTGGGCTTACCTGTGGCCCCAATGTTTCATCCACGGTACGCTCGGCATACACCGGGTCGGCATACTTACCCAAGGCGGCATCAGCGACACGCCCCGCGAGAGGCAAGCGTCTGACAGCTTCCTGCTTCAAGTCCCGCTTGCCCTGTGAGCGGATGAATTGCGCCATGCCAGCGCGGTATTTGGGATCATTGACGAGTTGTTTTGTGTACTCCTGTGGCGTTTGTTGCGGTGCGGCGGGTTTGTCAGTCCCACCTGCCAAATGGTCATACACTCCCGGGTACTTGGCAATGATCTTTGATTCCAATTCCCCATCGGGTAATGAATCGTAAGCGCCGGGATACTTCGCCCTTATTTTAGATGCAAGTTCGCCCATGATATCCCCTAGAGTATTCCGAGTGGGTCTTGTTTGCCTTTGGGAGGTGCAGGATTGCCGCCTTTATTGCCTATTCTGCCCTTGCGGTCATTGCGGGTATCTTCTATCTGCTCCTTCACTGATTTAATCCGCATATCCCCGGCATGTTTAGTCTCTTTAAGGATTTTCAACATGTCATTGACGGACAGGTTTTTGTCGTGAATCTTGGCCCATTTCTCTTGAGCGCCCACTGAAAGTTCTGCGACGCTGGCAGTCGATCCAGTTGAAAGTTTGCCGATCTCGTTTTCGATTTCCGTGATGTACATGTCGTATATGGACTGTTGCGGAGAACCCGCTATCATCTGTCGGAATTTGCGGATAGGTACGTTCATCAACCTTGCGTCGGCGGTGTAAAGTTCTGCTCCAATTTGCCCCACACGGTCAATTTGTGCGTTGAGGTTTTTAACAAAAGAGCCCATCGAACCTAGCTGTTTTTGCTGTTGTGTCAGCGATGAAGAGTAAGCAGAGTTTTCAGCGCGTGAACCGGCGTAATCAGCCCCACCGTTCTTTTCTACCCACTTGATAACGCTGCTTCTGACTGTGCCTCTATTTGGCACATCTTGGAGATTAGCGCGGCCTTCCTGTATCGCTCTACCCCATGCTTCTACGTCATCGCCCATGTCACCATTGCCACCAGAAGCAGGCTTGTACCTCGGTGCGCTACTTACCTTCTTCCAAGTTCTACCGCCGTCCTGTGACTCTTCGGCCACAGTGGTGTTTCCGGTGTTGTATTCGCGGAACTTGTATTCTGCTTTCTGCTCCACCGGCTCAATCTTGTTGAACTGGTACGGCTGTTCTGGGTTGCCCGTTGCCGTCCCTATTACTTTGTACGTGCCGGCCGGCAAGAACTCTTGCGGGTTCATCGGATTACGCAACTCACCGTCCTTGAATGGTTTGGTAATCTCCATTTTGGTATCATCGGCAAAGGATACATATTGAGCCATCGGTGCAAGCTCCGGGTCTTTCATCATTTCCGCTTTGGTGTACTCGGTCAGAAATTCAGGACGCATCCCCAGGGATTTATACGTCTTGATGCTATCAAGATGCTTGGCAGACATTTCAGCCCGTTGCTTCTTCTTGGCGGCTTCCTGCGTGGCTTTCATTTCAGCCAGGTAAGCGTCTTGTGGGTTATTGACACCGTAAAGCGACTGTCTCGCCCCCTGTTGCGCCTGCTGGTCCTGTAACTGCGCTTCTGCGCCCTGCATCTCCATCTCACCACGTCGCATCTGCAAATCCGCCAGCGAGTTCCGCCGCGTCCGGTCTTCCCGCTCGACTCCGCGTTTTTGGATATCGGAGAGCGTGCCGCTGATCTGGTCCATACCCTCGGCCATCGGGTTACGTGCGCCCATGTATTGGGCATAAGCCATGTAATTTGGTTCAGCCATAATGCCCCCTTACCCTGCCCACGGTCCGGCAGAGTCACCGGCATAGGTTGTGTTTGCATCGTAATTGTCAACAGTGCCGTTGTAGCTACCCCATCCGCTGGTATCTCCACCGCTGTTCTTGTTTATGTCGTAAATTTTCAGCCCCAAGTTAGCCAGGCTGTTCATTGACTGCTGGCTGTTGTACATCTTGTTCTGATTCGCCATACCGATACCAAGGGATGCGTTGGCGGCGTTGTTGCCCTGATTTGTGAGGTTATTACCGGCTCCGGTTGAGAATCCAGCGGAAGCGGAAGCGAGTGAAGAAGATCCACCACGTGCGATGTTGGTCAGGTCGGCAAGTCTCGAGAGTTGTTTATCGTACTCACTCGCGGCCAGGTTCTTGTTTGAATCCGCCATCACGTTCATTCCGTAGGTGGAATTAGCGCGGCCAAGGCTGCGAAGCGTGCGCCCGGTGTTCTTCTCCATCTGCGACTGCTGCCATTTGTAGGCGTCTGTCTCGGTGGGGTTGAATGCTTCACTCTGCATCATCGGCGGCGCTTGGTCGGTGATGTTCCCTTGTGCGTCCCGGTAATACGTGCCAGCTTCGTTGTATTTCTGCTTGTCACGATACCGGCCAAGGTAGGTGTCAATGTCCTTGTATTTAATCTGCATCGCCTCCGGGTCGCCGGAGGTCTTTCTCAACACTATATCGTCGTAATTGGCTTTTCTCAGGTCGTCGGCGGATAGCTTAGTATAGTTCGGGTCGGCGTAACTCTGGCGTTTGCCCGTGATAGCATCCACAAGGCTGTAATATGACGGAAGGGACGCTTTAAAGAACGGGTCGGATAGTGACTTCTGATATTCTAACTGTTCCCGCCGTAGTTGCAGATCGGCATCGGAAGCTTGCTTCTGCTTCTTGCTGCCGTCCTTAATCGCGTCAACTGGATCATCTGTTAAGCCTACGGCCTGGTTAAAATCTGCGCACATACTATCACCCTATCCTTTGAGCCAATTGAATCCCTGACTCCATGAATCCGCGTTTTCTCAAATAGTCGCCCCATGTTTTGAACTCTGGTTTGGGAACATAACTAATCTTGAAATACAGCGGCCCCCTCTCTCTGATTTTCTCCACTATCGCGTCAAGCATCTTTATCATTATCTTGCACCTCTGAAACGTTGGCAGGTCCGGTGCGGCGTGATGTGCCATTTCCAGGGCTTGTGTGTTCACCCTATGCCATAACCCTTTAGCGGGGTAATAAACCACTGACACGCCCACGATGCGGCTTCCTTCACGTGCTACAACAATGTCATGGTTCGGCTGTGTCAATACTGAGGTCCACCACTCCACCATTGCATCGTACTCCCATGAATTGCCGGTTTCCTCAAAGCCCATTTCATCAAACATCGGCTTTGATTCGATCATCAGACCGGCAAGGTCTTTCATGGTGGGGGTGTCAATTATCACGGATGATCCTCGTTACAAGGTTGTCGATCTTGTTCCCTTTGCCGTGATACCAGGGAGCGCAAAAGTTCTCCATGATGTCAACGTTCTGTGCGGTGTTCCATGAAATCAGCATGAGGTTGATATAGTCCATCTCCACCGGGCAGAATATGGTCTTAGGGGAGAACATGCGCCCCATGCAGTGACCTTTCTCGACAAGGAGCTTGTACATATCAGAAACGAAGATTCCCGCTGTCTGGTCTTCAATGTTGCCACCTACCGGCGCGGCCATGTGCATCCTGAACACGTCGCAAAGGTCTTTGCCGATTACGGCCGCATCTTGGATATGCTGGTAATACCCATCAAGGCTGTTGTCGGTGTAGATGATCGAAGCAAACCTATGCCCGTTGTCTTTGGCCTCTTCCACCCGCTGATTGAACAACTCTTCCGATTCGGGGTGATGTGATAGCGTCCACTCACACGGTAAATTCCAATCAATTTTGTATCCGTTGGTGATAACGGAAACGCGATACCCCATCTCTTTCAGCGCTTGAACAATGGCGGGGAGATCCTCTCTCAGTGTCGGCTCACCACCGGATAGGATAATCAAGTCACCCTGCGGCATTTGGCTGGCAAGAGTCATTATCCGCTCGACCGGCACGTCATAATTGTCCAGGTGCTGAAAACACCACTTGCAGCGGAGGTTGCAGCGGTAGGTCACGTCAATGATTAAGCCCGGGTAAAAGTATTTCGCGTTATTTCGCTGCACCATCCCGTAAAATGACGCATCTCTTTCGACTATCCCGTGAAATAACCCATGTTCAGGGCATACCTTCCGCATAACCGCCATGCCGTCAATCTCGTAGATGGTCGCTGGAATGTCGCAAAGACAGCGCGGGCAAAGTGATATGGTCTGCTTGAGTACGGTCATGTCGCCAATATCCCCGATGTTCTCAGTTTGGCTAAAAGCGCGTTGAAATCTGTCACAATGCCGGGTACATCAATGGCGGTGCTGTTGGCGTGTGCCGCTGTCTGTGCCACTGATACAGTCAATGTGTTGGCTACATCGTCGTAAGTCAGCGTCACAGCGTTGCCTGCAGTCAACATGCTTGCAATATTGTCCTGAATATCCTCAAGCGTGTGATGGATGGTTACATCTGCCGTGTGGTCTTGCCACACCTTGGCCTGCCCATTTGACAGGTGCTTGTCCTTAACAACGTCCGTGTCCGATGGGTCAAGCACCCCTATCGCTTCGAGCATGTCGTGGTCGGTTCCGTGCGGGTTGCCGTCTATCACTTCGACATGGTCCTGCCACACCTTGCCATCGGCGTTGGATATGTGCTTTACCTGCGCTGTGTCGGTTCCGGTAGTCCAGCCGAGTACGTCGGTCAACATGGCATGGGTGCGTGTCTCAATGTCGCTTAACTTCGAACCGGCTTTATTGATGATCCCCCACGCCACGCCCCCAGCGAATGACAGCACCCTTTGCAGTTGCTGTATCCACCGCTCCCATTGCTGAGACATCCCCCCACGTGCGTTTATGATCGGCTCACGCGGAACGGGGGGGAGTGTGGTTTGTGGGTTTTCACCGGCCATCTATCGCCTCAAATAAGTGACATCTTCGCTGATCGTATTAATGACAAACTCGCCCGTACCGCGCTTTACGTTGTACCTGTAGAAATTAGCCACCTTGGTAACGTCTACTTGGTGGTTTATATGTCCACTCTTCACCAGAGCGCGAAATATCGCCCCTGCGTCGCTTAAGTCGGAAAAGCCTATCTCATGTTGCCGGTACACGTAAGAACCGCACTGGACCGAATCTGAGGGGCGACGATAATCACCAACCTTGCCAAGGGATATGGTTCGGGGGTTGCTCCATATTTTCTTGCCGTTATCTCGCCATCGGTGGGTAAATACCGGCTCTGCGTCATAATCAATAACGGCATCAGTGCCGAGAGTGTAAAGTTTCCCGTCACGCCCGCCGATGAACTGTAGCCCCCATGGCTCGGCGTAGGTAAACGAGCATCCCCGGTATGATTGCCACTGTCCTGAATCACCATCCCACTTAGCGAATATCAGCCACATCTTAGTTTGGATGTGATAGGCAAAGGTCACGGAGGGGTAATACTGCTCGTCGATGATCGTGTTAGCAGTGGGGAAGTCCAACACATAGAAGTTCTGACCCTTGAATGCGACAATGAAGCCCCTCGCATCGTCCACGCGCTCAAACTGCTCGATAGGTAGGTCAATGGGAAATGAGATGATTTCAGGAGCGCCCCCTCCGGTCAGTTTCACAACCTTGCGGCTTTCGGTTACTTGGGAGATGTAATAAATACTCTCCCCATCAAACGCCACCGAGTGAGGGGAAGGAGTGCCGAAGTGTTGAGCGGCGTTTTTGTTCACGGAGAATGGAACAGTACCGTCAACATAGGTGACTTCCAGCGTCCTCTCTCCGATGTTGTAAACCTGCTCGTAAGCCACAACCAGCGCCTGCACTCCATCAGGATTGCTCTCGTTGTTGTACACTTCCCACAATGCGTACCCATTCACTTTGTCGTCGCTGTAGAACGTGTCCCCGTCAACCACTCCAGTTGAATCATCACCAATGGCTTGCAGATATCCGCCGATGTAGGCAAGGCCTGTCACCTTGTCAGGAGCGTTACCGGCAAGCTGTGTGATCGTCGCGCCGTATTTGTTGATAGGACCGTTTGCGGCAAAGAAGATATCTGTGCCGTCATCGGTGAACACGGGGGGGTAGCCACTTTCCAATACTGCCCCGGTCAGTTCGGTGACAGGTCCGAGTGCCGACGTTTTAGCCCATACACGGCCAGCGGCGACTATCATCAGCACGTTATGCCCACGGATGAACTCGCAGAACACCTCAACGCCAGGGCCGACACCGATATCAGCGTTGAGCGTCAATCCCGGTATGGTGCGGATGGCCTGCCCACGGTCCATGTAGCAGTTGTAATAGGCAACAGACGAACCATCGTGGAGCGTGGAGTCGTCAACATCCAAGTTGATACCGGCACCTATGGGAAGGGGTTTAAGTGGCATCTATTCGTACTCCATCGTGGTCAGTGCCTGATGCAGTAAATGGGCGGTCAAGTCGATGAAAGGCTCGTCTTGATGCAGATAATCACAGTCTTTCGCCTTGGCTGTCTGCGAGTGGTACACCACAAAGTGCATGAGTTCGTGGAGGAATGTTTGTTCCCGTTGGCTGTCGCTCTTGTATGGCATGTTCGGGTTCATCTGTATTTCATTGGTGCGATATGAAGCGAAGCCACAAACATCGGTCTTTTCCGCAAAATGCACGGTATCCCATGTGACTTCTATGGTCTGCCCCATCAATTTAAACCGTTTGGGTATTCTCATTACCGCCCCCCCGGCTGGAAGTAGATCGACACTTCTTCAAAGTCATCCAGATCAGACAGCGCCTGCTCATATCTCGATTTAAGCGCGACCTGCTCGTCAAGCGGTACTCTCAGTTTCGGCGCAATAGTGTAAGCAAGTCCGATAGTGAAACATTGTAACCAATCAACCGGCATGGTTGCGGTATCTTCTGCTGTGGTGAAATCATCAACAGGCTTCTGATATTTGAAAAGCAATTGCTGTGTTGCGTCATCGGCAACCGGCCACACATACAGCCGAGAATTATCAAGTTGAGGGTCGTAAGCGTACTGTATCGGTTGACCTGCCGTGTCCTTGGTGGTCAGTTCGTTGTATTCGCTGATGGATACTTTGTTGATGGGGGTTTGTGTGTCATTAAAGTCAAGGCGCACATCAGCAATCTTGATAGGGCGGATGATCTTTGTCACACCATCGGATTCAAACGCATCTCCATCAGGGCCAAGTAAATACGACTCTTGCCCGACGACGAGCGGCAAAATAGCGTCTTGATACGTGTGGATGAATAACCCTTTGGCTTGCCACGATTTAGCGTACAGGTTCAAGGACCGGCAAAAAGATTCTAACAGCGCGGCAGGAATGGCTGACTCAATATCAAGCATGCTGGTGAGGTCAACGGCTTCCCTTATAATCTCGTCACGGTTAAGCGTGAATGTGTGAACACCTGAAACGGTCATAAATCCTCCGGTGTCACATCGCCGGGTTCAAGGAAAATGTCGGTTACTTGCGGGCGGGCATTGTCGATTACTATCTTGTCATTGGATGATTTAACGCTGTCCTGGGGATGACGGGGTTCATAGTCCTTTTTACAGACCATGAATCCCCGCCAATCCTTTTTCAGTTCGGACAGGTAAAAACGGTAGCCGCAGCTATCGCAAATAGCCCACGCATTACCTGGCCGGTACATTAAGCAGCTACTGCAATGCCGGAAGTGGCATAGGTAGGAACCGCGCCGTCAATGTAAACGCCTGTAGTGGTAGACAGCTTAGTATTGTTGATGCTAGAACAGTTGCGGATGAGGGCAAAGCCTTCAGTCTGTTCAGCGGCAAAAGCCACACATTGAGCCGGTACAGCGGTTGACAACTTCGTAGTAAAAAACACGCTGTCATCAATCAGCAACATGCGCTCCACATCGGTTGCATTAGCCCCATAGACGAATCGGTTGTTGACGTGACCAGCTTTCTTCCAAAAGAGGCAATTCTTGAATAGTACGTCGCGGGACACTTTGCCGGCCCCGGCCACTTCTTTGGTCATCAGAACGTTAGCGCGGACAATTGCGCCTGCGATTGCGTTTGCATTTGAGCCGATAGTGCAGTTGATGAGTTGTGCTGAATCGCCATTCATAACCAGTTCAGCGGCACCAGTCTGGTCAAGGTCGGTTTCCTTGTAGAACTCGCAGTTGCTGTAAACCGAGTATTCGCCGCCTTCAAGCACTGAGTAAAGGCTTTGTGCCACGGTGTTGGCTGACGTGAACTTGATGTTGTGGAAGCTGTTGCGCACCCCCGTATTCAACAGGGCACCAAGGTCGGTAGCTGCGGTTGTCACACCCATTGAAATCTTGGCATTCTGCCCATACATGCGGCTTGTACCATCCATACCGACGAAATGGACTCGGTTTTTAGCCACGGTCAGCATCTCAGTAAGGACGTGTGAAGCACTGCCCATCAGTACGATCACATCATCCTTATTGGTTCTTGCCTGGGCGTATGCTGCGGCAATGGTTTTAAACGGACGCTGGGCGCTGTTAGCCTTTACGCTGATACCGTCATTGCCAAGGGTATAATCGACAAAAAGAAAATTGCCGGGAGTTGCGGGAACGCCGCCACCCATTACAGGGACGCCGAATGAAGATATGCCGTTGGGAAAATTGGTGAGGCCCATGTTGTTCTCCTTCACAGGGTTGACTGCAAGGGGGCTAAAGCCCCCTCAAAGGGTTGATGTTATGTTATTGGTTAAACTCCGGGAGAACCGTACAGCGCACGAGGGTCAAACGCAGTAAAGGCGTACCGTGACGATGCTTTGTATCTCGCGTTCTCTGTATCCCAGTCATTTTCTGCGGTAGGCTCGAACTCGTCAGCCCTACGCTCCTGATACACCAGACCCTCTGCATCGGTCAGGATGAAGAAAGCATCTGTGTCAGTCAGGTAGTGGTTGATTGCGATGCCTTCAGGAAAGATGTTTTTGGCCTTGAGTGCGTTAATAGCGTTGTTGGCGGTATCATACTCAAGGGAAGATTTCAGGATGCGTTCTGCTTCGAACATCAAGGAGGGCGGCACCAACAGTTTCTTAGGCATTACGGCAATTTTCAGCCCACGGTCATCAGTGAAGTTGGAAATGTCGATTGCCATCTGCTCAAGTGCGGCCTGGTTCAGGTCGGAAGCCACTGCGAGAGTGTTGGAGAACGTACCGCCGGCAGCATTCGGATGATCGGTAGCACACAGCACCTTTCCATCTCCGAATGTGTAACCTGCGGTGTAGGCGCGGTTAATCAGGTTCGCGCCCACGATTTCCTTGGTCTGGCGCATGGAGTTTGCCAGTGCGCGGGACCGCTGAGTGGAAATCTTGTCGTACTGGTCATCCTCGTACATTTCACGAGTGATGATGAAACCAAGAGCATAGGTCACGTTGGTTGAACGTGTGGTGAAACCCTGCTTCATGGAGTCCATAGCAATCGGTTGGCCCTCAGATTTACGCTGTGCCAGACCGAAACCGGAAAGTCCCTGATACTCTTCATACGCCCGTGTGGACGTTTCCTTGTTGAAGATATCGGTGTACTCGGTTTTGTGCTTGTTGTACTTGTCCCCGTAGATCTTCTTAATTCCCGGCGTAAGGAGTTTAGCAAACCCGCCTGTAGTCATTATGGGCATTGTAAGACTCCTTTATGCGTGGAATGCCTGCTCTGCGCGGGTGAACATTACATTGTAACGTCCCCATACCAGAGTAGGGTCATTGTCGATTAGGCTCGGAATTTCAACCACGGTGAAATCAGCGCTGCTGTTGGTGGTCAGTTCACAAGCGGAAGTCCCGGTCAGTGTGCTGCCTGCTGTGTACGAAAGGTCACAGGTATCACCAACAACGAGAGTCAGGGCGGTAGCGGTCTGAGATTCGAAAAGCATGTCATCTGCCGGGACGTAGAAGCATACCCACTCGGTATGTGTGGACGCGCTGTCATCGTAGAATGTTGCGTTGTCATTGGCCGGGTCGAAAGGTCCAACTGCGCCACCCTCAACGAACTTACCGAATCCGATTGCAACACCGAGAAAGCCGGTGTCATTTGTCGCACCGGGAGCGGCAAGGCCGGATTCCAGGTTGATAGGATCACCGACAAAAATGTCGGCACCATCTGCGACGCCTATAGTCCTGATTGATCCGCGCCATGAAGCGCCGCTCAGGGTTCTTACGGGTCGAAGCCCGTTAGGACGATCTGTATTTGCCATAACTTAATCCCTTTGTATCTTGATGCCCTCGCCAATTGCGGAGCCACCAAGTTTAGTTTTGATGTCTTGCTCCATGGCTGCTTCCAGCGCGTCAACTTTTACGTGTTTCTCTTTCTGGTCTTCCTGATAGTATTTTTCAGGTATTTCCATCAAAACGGCTTTGGTCCCTGCTCCGACTGACTTCACAGTCATTGAACCAACGCTTGATGGGTCGCCTGCATGTGGGTCGCCTACTTGCTCATCCTCTACGGGTGTCCAGCCTGCAATCTTGAACCGCTCTATGCGGTCGTCAGTGTCGTTGACCAACCGGCGCACGAATCCGGGCCGGGTGTCAGCGCGAATGATGTTCTGCCTGTGTAGCGGGATACGTTCGGGACGTTCCGCTCTGCTTGCTCCCTCTATGGGCCTGGTGCTGTGTCTGCTCATTTCTTACCTCCTAAAACGCCGCTATCGACGAGTCCCTTGATGTATTCTTCTTCACTCATAACGCCTTGCCGGACAAATCCGCGTACTACCTTTCGGGTTTCGTCGTCTAAATCAGCCATGGTGTATGTCTTTTTCCCCTCGCCGCGCTTGCCACCTTCAACGGCTGGTGGGTCTTTGCGCTTGTCCGGTGCTTTCTCGAACTTCTCAGGGAACTTGATTTTGATTGCGCTTTCCATCGCTTCCAGCGCCCCGGCCATGTCGTTAGGATTATCTTCAAGGTAGTTTCTGGCGTATGCCTTGCCAAAGCGAACTATCTTGTCGTCGGCATAAAACCATTCGCCGTTATCCTGTTCCCATGCTGTGATAGCAGGGTGGACATTATCAATCGGCACCTTGATTGCTTCCGCTTCCTTGATTGCCTTGTCAATCTCCCGTACCTGCTCCCGGTCACCTTGGTCGATAGCTTCGTCACGTTGCGCGGTAAGGTCGGCAACGGCCTTGTTATATGCCGCCTGAGATACTTTGGTGATGTACCCTTTGACCTCATGCAACGTGGTCTTGAACTCTTTGTTTTCCTTTTTTATCTTCCGCATCTGTTCATACAGTGGCGCACGCTTGACGAACTCTTTAGCGTCTACCCATTGTTCGGGGTCGCCATCGTATTCCTCCAGTGGTCGCCACCCTGCGGCTGATGCTTTTTCAATGAACGGGTCAACCTGCGCTTGTTCCTGCTCTGTTCCGGTTGTTTCTTCCATGGCTCTTTAGCCCTCCTTAACTACGCAAAGACAGTCTTCGTCATTAACCACCCTGTAATCAATCTCGCCGTCCTTGACGTTCTCACCGGCATACTTGCGGAAGATAACCTTGTCACCCACCTGCGCCCATGGCGTGCCATCGTCAAACGCTTTCCATGCGTTCACACCAACGGCAACTACAGTGCCGCGCATGGTTGCTTGCTGGTCACGCTCCTTGGTAGTGGCGGCGAGAATAATACCGCCTGCCGTTTTCTCTTCCACCGTTTCCGGTTGAATCAATACTCTGTGGCCGCTTGGCTCAATCATTTGTGTTCCTTTCCCCTTTGGGCTGGATAAAAGAAAAGGGCAACCATCGTTTATGATGATTGCCCCTCTTATTACGATAAAGGCGATATTCGGTTGTGAACTGCCTTACGCTACATCTTCGGTTGTCTTTGTCTCAATCTTCTTCGGTTGTCCGTTTGCAAAATGGATCGTGACGTTTCCATGGAAGTTTGAAGCCCTCAACTGCTTTATGACTTCTTCCACTGTTTTCATTGCCAATCCGTGGTACACTAGTGAGTTAATTTATAACACGGTTGATACTATCTCACATTTTATCTACGTTGGTCAATAATGTTGTGAGTCTTCATTTAAAGGCCAGTCCACTGTGTCGTATTTAATCGGTATATGTTGACCATGTCGTTAACCCCATCCATCACGGTTCGGGTCTGCGGTTGGTTTGGTTTCTCCCTTTGGGGAACAAAAGCAACTCGCACAGTAACCACATAGTAGCAATAGCCATCAGTGTTTATCTTCGTCAGTTCAGGCTTACGACGCCAGAACATGCTGTCAGGTCTTCCGCTGGATTCCCATACCCGTTTAAATGAATCTAACAACTTCTGGCAAGCTATTTCTGGCGAACTATAGATAGCGGAAATTCTCTCACCTTCTTTTTTGATTCCCTCGCCATCTATCACAATAGCCTTTATTGTTCTCCCATTTCCTAGAGACACATTGCTGCAATATATCTCACCAGATGGTTCACAAATAGCTTCAATTCCACGCAATAGCTGTTGAACATCCATTTATTCCTCCACATCCATCTCAAGAAGTGCATCAAGGCCCAACAATACCCCCTCCCTGATCGAAGCCGCCCGGAAGGTCTGCTCCGCTGTCTGGTGCAATGGGGATTTCTGTTCCCAGTTCTGCCGGTACTCCCTCAGGAACTTGAAAACCTGCTCCGTCGTCGCTTGGCTCTTCCATTCCACCCATTCCGCTCTCGTCAATGTTTCCATCGGTCATCCTTTCTTGCATAGATTGTCTCATCATGTCATTTTCTTGACCTAGTTGCCCAGCGAATTGCCGGTAATATTCCAACTGCGGGCCGAGTTCGGCGGCTTCCGCTTGTGCTATTTTTGCCATGGTATCAGCGCGGGTGTTCTCAATCTGTGCGTCAAGTAAGGCGATTTCAGCGGCTTGTTTCTCGCCTTTCAATGCAAGTTCGTGTTTTTTGATCTCTGCGTCCATTTGAATCTTAATCATCTCCGGGTTCGGCGGCTGTTGCCCCGCTTGCTCTTTACCTTCCTTCGGGTGGATCTCTTCGATGTTGTCAATCTTGATTGCTTCGAGGTAATTGTGAACAATCTGCCAATCGTTAATACCCGGCGCACCCTTGACCTGCATCAATGCCTGTGCTTTGGCAAGCCTCTGAATATCCGTCCCTTGGTTCGGGTCGGAAACTGGCACAACATCAAGATCCTTTTCGTTGTAATCGGCGCGGATTGCTACCTGCTCGATATCCAGCACGCGGAAATAGTATTCATCATCCATGTAATCACGATTCAGCTTTGCTAGCTTCTTGAACTCTGACTTAAGGGATCGGTAAATGCGCTTGTGGATACCGCTAAACACCTTCATCCCCTGCTCGATACGTGCAAGCATGGTCCCCACTGGCTCGTTTGGCCCTGCGGATTCACCGGACATGACATCAGCCACGCTTGATAATTGTTTGCCAGCGTCAACAAGGAATGAAAGCATGGTGAACAGAACAGCGGAAGGTTCCTTGACCGGGAGAGAAAAAAAACCATCTCTCAGGTCTTGCGGGCTTGCGTCTGTCATTTTCCACTCGCCGGGCTGGAACTGGTATTTGCCCCCCTTGATTTTGATACCCCGTGAAATCAAACCGCCCTGCATGTTGGACAGCGTGCCAGCGTCAAGGAGTTGGTTGATGTTGGTGTTGATTGCTTCGTTCAGCGGCGCCAACAGTTGACCGAATCCGATATCGTAAAACGTGCCATCGAATGAGGGGAGGAATGAGAACTTGGTAAAATACTGTGTGGGTTCAATACGGGCTAGTTTGCCGTCCTTGGTGACAATGATAGCCTCTTTGTCATAGCAAGGATACACACGGACCACTTTAGCGGATGCCCGGTGAACGGTGACAATGTACGGCTCCTGGTATCCATCGTCGTCAAGGTCATACCATAGATGTTGTTCAAGAAATTGCTCGGCGGCTTGCTTCTCTTCGTCAAACTCGTACATGATGTCTTCGTCAACAAAGATACCGTCCGCCTTGCGCTCGTGTACGTCATTGCGGTACAGCCATATCCCCTGGTCTGTCACCCTTCTGGCGTCTTCTATACTCTTGGCGTCATTGTGGACCACGATATCAAGCGGCTTGCGGAGGCATGAAACATTGCGGCGGCGGATGGGGCAGAAGTATGTTTTCTTAAACAGCGTGCCGATGATGGGCAACATCATCAGGAGCCGGTCAGTGTCCTCTTCCCACTCGGTCATCTCTTCAAGCACCTGATAGCTCATGTGCTTGCTGATACGGTCGGCACGCTCCTGCTTACTACCGTCCTGGTCCCGGCCAATCACCTTAGCTTTGACCACATCATTACCACGGATAATCTCAGGATATGCACGAGCATGGAACTGGATAGCGGCATAGGCGATTAACGGATATTTCACATCGGCGCTGTTCGGCCATGGACCGTCACCGGCTGACTCAATCTGCATTGCAAGGTCAAGACCATCCTGCGTACGGCGCTCCCAATCTTCGCGGGTGATCAGGTCGGCTTGCCAATCTTCGACCACCTGTTGACCGAGTAGGTTTAGTTGGTCGTCGGTAAACTCTTTGACCATGTTGGTCATGCCTATCCATTTTTCTAGTTTCATTTAATAGCCTCCACGGCGGCTGCGGATTGATCGTTCTTCTTGGTGGTCGTCTTCATCCCATCCATTTTCATCTTTGTAGCCTACCCCGAACGTACGGAATGCATCAGAACCATGCGAACACCAGTTATGCAATGGCCGGTTGCCGAGCTTCTTTTTTACTTCGTCATATTCAGCGCAATATCCCTCTAGTGCTGAAATACCCTTAGAGCATTTCTCTTCATCGAACCAACATTGGGGCAGTATGTTGCGGCAAGCCGGAATGTGTACCTGAATCAACGTGTCAATGTTACGAACACGGGAAACAACAATGATCGGTTTAATTCCCAAATTCTCCGCCACTTCCTTGCGGCTGAGGGCTATTTCACTGTTGGTCATTTCCCTTTGCTCGGCATCATGTGGCATGTGATGATTCCCATAGGTGTACCCCTTGCGGTGTTCAGACCCTGGTAACTCTCCGCGCAACGCCTTGGCATAATGTTCTAGCCCAAAACCAGTATTTTCGTAATAATCAATAACTGCATGGGACCGCCCTATGTGCTGAATAAACCAGATAGTCATAGAGTCGTCTACACCCAAATCCCAATAGGTATTGACCTCCGCGCCTGGTTGATGCGGCACACGGGTTATCCTGCCTTGTTGTCTGGCCTCTGCCATCTGTTTAGAGTAGTACGCACCTGGCACACATCCTTCAAACGAACACATGTACTCTTGATTGAAAACTGCCAGTCCTTCGTTATCCCCATAAATGGAAATCAAACCGGCCTTGATGTTGTCAAGCTGCTCTTGAGTGAATACCCCTGTTTTGTCGGCAGTCAGCAGTTCAGCAAACCAATCAGGATGCGACCGGGCATGGTCATACATGGTCTTGCCGTGATTGTTGCCCCTCGGGGTGTAGGGGAATATCGCCCATCCGCCGTTCTCCTCTAATATCGGCTCAATGAATGCCCATGCTCTAGGGTCGGCTAATGACCACTCGGAGAACACGACACCACGGGGAGGTGAACCAACCAAGCCGTCAAAGTTATCAGAGCCGACAATGTGCCAGACAGCGCCGGATACCAGCTCGATCTTCATTTCCTGCTGGCTAGTCTTTGTGCGGATCTCTGGCGGGAACGCTTCATCAATACGCTTCTTGCCGGTATGAGGGTTGACTGCATCCCATATAGCACGTCTGCCGTGTGCATACTCTGGCATCATGTGCCAATAGTTGCCGGGGTGCTGGATTGCATCAACAGCGGTCCAGTGTAAAGCAACCTCGTCTTTACCCGCCCGGCGGTGCCACACTTCAACAGCACGCTTGCCGCCTGACTCTAAATATTTCCATGTGGGGAGTTGGTAATCTCTGGGGGTCCAGTTATTAGGGAGGGTTACTATTGGCATCACTCGCCAAACTTAACAATATTGATTGACAGAGCCGCACCATCTTTGCCGGTGATTTCTTGGCTGATCTTGTCGCCGTACTTCTTCGGGTTAATCTTCGACAATAACCATTTGCGGGAGTCAACACGCAATTTAGACCGTTGGATATGCTCATGATCTACAAACGGCTTGCCATCCTCGTTGAACGCCATATCAAGTGAACTGTCATCGCTGATTTCCAATATCTGATCGGCCATGTGTTCAATCTGGTACTCTTTCGCGCACGCGTACTGTGCTTTTAACTCTTCGCTCTCACTTATCCATGTCCTGATTGTTCTCGCTGGTGGGAATGTTTGGTCATCCTTTCGGAACGCGTCACATATCCGCCTGATACCATACTCGGTGTCCTTGGTCGACTCACACACCATTTCAACTATCCGTTGCCGGTATTGCTCAACGGTTTCTGTTGGGTCGGCTGATTTGAGTGGTTTACGTGACATTTACGCCCTCTGGTCGCTTGTTCGCAGGCTCACTGCTCTATATGCCCCTACGGGGTTATATTGCAGGTGCGGCAAATTATAGTAGTTATGCCCCCTTGCGTAAATGTTTTTTTGTGATTGTGGCGTAAATGGTTGAAATATCGTTAATGGAGGTGGTGGATTTTGCTTGACATGAGGTTTTTGTAGATAGAAAGGGGCGGTCGTGCCGCCCATGCTGGTGTTGTACCGCTCAAGATTTATTTTTGCCTATTGCATTTTTTATTGAAAAAACCTCTTAACACTAGCGAAACGTTCCGCTATAGTTAAATCACAGTGAAGGACAAACCAACTCAGGAGGCTACACCATGAAAACGAACACTCACAAAATCGAAATCGCAGTTGACCACGCCGAAGCCGATGAATTTTGTGCATGGCTGAATACCCAGGGTCACACCGCCACCGTTGGCCGCTCGACTGGCAATTACGTTGATGGCGACTGGACCTCCTCCGACCAGGCCGCAGGTGACATCCTGAATGGCCTCTGGGACGATTACTGCAATGGTTGAGTGCAAATGTCCACATTGCGGCGGGGTGATAAACCCCGCTTCTCTCCTCGGTCAGGGCAAAAAGAAAACCATGTCAGATGCCGCCCTTGCTGCCCGTAAACTCAATGCATCCAAGCCTCGCCCCTCTCGCCGTAAACCCGTCCCTGATCCACCTAAATAGCCAACCGCGATACAATCGGGTAGCCGGGGGTTTTTCTCCCCCAGCCCCAGGACTCCGACCCGGCAAACCCCGCCGGGCGGGTCAGGGGGCTAGCCGTTATAGTGCTCTGTTTTTTTTGGTGTCTTTGCCGGGCATCAGAAAACCGATCCCGCCGTCAAACCGCAAATGAGCCGACGTTTCCGCTCCGGTCGGGGAAATTTCGACATTCGGCAAATCCCGGAGAAGATGCAGCGCATTTGCCTTGAATTGGGCGGGTCCGATAGTTACCAGTTCATCGGCATCAACGCCGGTCCCGGAGCAGTAGCGACACATCAACACTTCGCCTTCGCCTTCGCATGATCCGCATTCAATGCCGCTGTACTCGGTATAGGTGTTGCTGAGTGTCACCGTGCCTACGCCGCCGCACTCGTAGCATTTGCAGTTATTCACCACTCCTGCACAGTGCTTGCAAGTCTGGACTTCGACAGCCGGGACTTTGTACCACTCTCCAGGTTCGCCCGCCTTCGATATCAGTTCCGCCATCTTCGGCGTATCCTGCTTTCTCACTCCAAATATAGGAGTAACGCCAATTGCCAGAAATCCGTTTGTTGCCCACGTTTTGCCGCCCTGTGTGAACGGTTCCGCAATATTCGGGTGCATCGGGTCTTTGCAGCAGAATTGTTTCAAATCCATGAAAAATCTCCTTTCGCAACTATAAACTAGCCGCAGCAGACGGACGGCAAAAACCGCCGCCGCTGTGCTAGATACGTTATGATGCTATCCGTATGAATCGACGTTCACCGCAGCCATATGCACATGTCAACAGCTTCCACTGTACCCACGGCAGAGATTTCATGACTATGACCCCGCAGCCAGAACAACGATATTCTGTCAGTTCCGGCTTGAATTGGATTCTGTTTTCTGTCTCGCCCCATTTTGCCAAACCATTTGCAACTGCATACTCCATGAGGTTGTACGATTTGGTATATCCCCACCGGAGATGCCGCTGTATTACAGAACACCCGAATTGCTGGCCTGCTGAAACTATGGTTTTGAGTTGCCAGAGCGCCGCGAATTTTTCCGAGATTTCTTCGGTCTGAAATTCGTTGCTTCGTGGATCTAGCGCATCATAACCATCAGATGCAGGGGAAGATAGGCATCCCTTGCACTTGTCGAGAGTTTCTATACAGTTTCCGTCTATTTCACTTTCACAATTCATGATTCCCTCCGCTGATCTAAACCGTTATGTCAATGGTGTTGTTAGCTGATGAATTGCCTGTACAGCGGCTTCATGGCAGTCGTAAAAAACAACCTCTTGTTCATAAAGTTCCCGCATTGAAGCAACCCACTTAACTAGCCCTTGGCCGAGCGTCCTGAATCCCGGCTCGCCTTCGTAAACGCTGTATCCCCATACTGTGGGGCCGCATGACGGATGGTTCAGGATCTTGCAGCAGAATATAGTAGGGAAGCAGTCAGGGCCATAAATACACCACAACACCCTGTTCCAATTTTTTGGCAGAGCGGGGTTAACGGCATAACCAGCAAATGCAGCAGGGTTTGTCCCTCCGCAATCTTCTGTTGAATGATCGTGGCTGTTACACTTGTCGCACATGATTTCTCCCTTGATTTCGCAAACCGTCCAGGCTGCAACCGTTATAAATCTCGGCGAATTCCTAGTAATGCCACCTGACGGACAACCCGCTTCGGTGGCCATTCCAGCTCAATACCAATTGCAGCTAGTGTATCAGTGACGTTCACGCCCATCCCCTCCGGACACCATGTCTCCTCATAGCCAGGGAAAGAAACAAGCGCAGCCTCAATTTTGGCCTTCAGTTGTTTCCGCGCAGTTCCCTGCCAGTAAAGCACACAGTAAAGCTGCCGCTCCGACCAGGCGGGGTTTGCAGCTTTCATTCGCCCCACATGCGCCGCCAGATCGAATTCATTGACCACGGCATACACTGGCCGGGTTAAGTCGAACGCCTCATGGAAAAGGGGTGCTTTCGGAGGGCACCGGTCGCACTTGCCAACATTCGGACAACCCTTCGGATGCAGAGGGTATGGTTTTACACACAGACCGCGCACCTGATAATCAATTTCCGGGTCAACTTCGATAGCTCCCACGGCGTTATCTCCAAACAAATTGAGGTTCGACATTGTCCCTCCCGATTTATAACAAAACGTAGCAGCAGGCGATGAAGCCCGCTGTTGTACTCAAGCCGTTCGGGAACATCCTACTCCCACTGTGCTTTTGTCACCCACGTCCTGGCATCACATTTAGAACACTTTATGTGCATCACAGGTTCCTGCCCCATTTGCCGGTTAAGCCTGTAATCTGGAGTCCCTCCTTGGCCGCTGTTCGACACCCAAATATGATCACATTCCTTTTTCATGACTTTCCTCCGAGATGTAATTTTTCAACCTCAACTTAGCCCCACACCGCCCACACACCAGCCAATCACCGATAAACACCCGCTGCCGCACCGGCAGGTGATCACATTCAGGCTCCGCGAATAGATCCAGGTTGTCGGCCGTCATTAGTTGGCCAGCATGGCGAAGAAGATCAGGGCAAAGGTGGCGGCCCAACCGTATTCGCCCTCATTCACCTGGTGGCCTGTTAAAACGGCAACCAAGAACAGAAAACAAACATGGATTGCATCTGCACTCATGCCGTCACCCCCGGCAGCATCGGCTGATCACGCTTATCCTTTCGCTGCTGGACTACCTTGTTGATCTGGTAGGCACGTACCACCGATATCCCGTGTTCAATCGCCATTTGCTCCATCTGGGCAGGCGTATTGGCCCGGCTCCAGATCTCATGATCCCGCTGCAGCTGGTCGAGGCTCTTGATCTTTGTAATGTACTTGCCCCGGTAATCGATTCGCACGACCCGGACGATTTCGGCGATTATCGGCCCATGACCGGGCAGATCCGGAGCTACCTCGGCCAGGATCGTGACGGCGCGGTCGCGCAGCTGGTCGAAACGACTGACTTCCTTTGAATCACCGATATGCCGCTCCACCAGGAGCAGGCCGCCCCAGGTTGTGCGGATCCACTCGGTGATCAGCAGGCCGGTGTATTCTGCATGGGAGCCTTCCATGCCGTGTTCCTCCAGAACATGAATGATCTTGTCCCAGATGTCGGCCAGCGGGCTGCCCTGGTAGTACTCACGATATATGTGGAACTGGGCCCGATAGTTTCCGTTACTCACTTGTGGCCTCCGCTTCCAGTTCCCGCTGTTTCCGGTCGGCATGGTTGCGCCAGATCTCGGCTCGGTTCCAGAAGTCCTGGGCATCCATTTTGACGGTGGTTTTCACTTTAACGGAGAAGTTTTCCACCCGGTATAATGCCCAGAAATAGCCGATACCGATGCCGATGATGAGTATGGTGATTTCGTTCATTTTTGTTGTGCTCCCGAGAGGTCCCAGCCTTCACGTTTGGCCTGATAGGTCAGGGCCGCAATGATCTTGTAGAGCTCCCCTGTTTTGACCCACTGAACCTTGTCCACCTTGCAGACCCGGCGGGCGATGCCGTCGGCGTATTCCCACGGCTTTTTCCCGATCGTCAGCAGCGCCTCGATCTTGCCCAGCTGGTCATCGCGGGACTGGCCCGGTTTATCCATGTTTTTTGGCCGACTGGGATAGCTACTCTTATCCCGTGGTTTC